TAATTAAACTACCAGTACTCGCTGATCCTCCACTGCCAGAAGGTAGAGTAACTGTATTACCGTTTTCAATTGAAAGTTCATAGCCGTTTAAAGATAGAGACTGGTTAGAACCTGAAACACCCGTAACTACTTCTCCATTTACAAGAAGAGATCCGGATACCTCTAAGGAACCTGTTAATAATCCGTATGATCCAAGTTGTGGATCAATTTGTTTCCACTTTATTAATGCCATCTATCTACTAATCACTAAATTTACCACTAACCATAAATTCATCATCTGAATCTACGTTGTAATTTAATCCGTTATTAAGTGTAACCAAGACATTACTGCCATTCTGTGCAACAGAGTCTAATACGTCGTTTTCAACAACTACTCCATTAATAAATAGTGTAAAATCTTTACTACTTAGAGCGGGAAATCCTGCTGGTGGTGTAGCTAAGTTCATTTCTTGCCATTCTAAAGAAGCACTTGCTGCTCCTACTGCAGGAGTTACAGTTACTGTCTTTTGATTACTAGAAAACACTTTATTTAGCGATAAGTATGCCTTTTGTTCGTTTGTCATCGATTCTTCTATATTTATTGTGTTCATTTTAGAAGCAGCTTGGTCGTAAAACCTTATACTTCTACTATTAACTCTGGTATTTGAAAATTTTGCCATTATTTAGGTAAATTATTTATATCTACTACTGATTCAAGTCCAAATAAAACCGATGCCTTGTTAAAGAACTTAGCATTACCTTGTGGAAGTGTATTTTCTGCATTAGGAACTACATGTCCTAATAACTTTATATTAAAATTAGTCTTTACACTTCTATCTTGCCCTTGAACGAGTTCAGTTATTGTTGTATAGTCATCTATCATAGCTCTAAAGTTAAACTTATCTGGGTCTCCCCAATAAGCATCAGAGGCATAATTGATACTTTCAATGATTCCGTTCATTTGTTCAACATATTCAGTAAAAATAGTACATGAATAGTTTATATTAAGGTAGTCAGGCATAACTACTCCTTGGTATTCCTTTTGTATAGATCTAGTTAGAAGAGTTGAGAACCTATCATATTGATTTTTCTTTGACCACTTCTTTTCAAACACACCAAACTGTGTTGGATTATTAGCATCCATTTTATTACCTAAGTTTCTATTCTTTTCTACACTATCTCTTTTAAAGAATATTAAAGGTACTTGTATCTTACCGTTTCTATCTCTATAAAAACCGTCTTTCTGCACGGAAGCCCATCTTTCTGGTGAACCATACAGTACTGGGACGATCTTCTTTGTGCTGTTCTGTATTACTGAAGGTTTAATTACGTTGTTAAAGTAGTAGAAAATAGCTTCATCTATGTCTCTTAGTCCAATAGCAAACTTCTTTACCTTATCGTTCTTTACAGACCGTTGGTACTCACGTTTTTGACCTTCCTCACTAATAGTTTTCTTACCTTCGTAACCTTCTACTTGGTAAGTTTCTATAGAGTCTTGAGAAATCTCTCTTTGAGACTTAGGATTTACATTATTATCTGCCATACTTACGACTTACGTGTGTTCTATATTGACGTTTAAACTTAGCAAAGATATCAAACAGTTTTTCTAGCTTCTGATCCTCTGGGTATTTTTGTAATATCTTTTTAAAGTCTTGATAAGCGTCTTCAAAGTTATTATCTACCCCTATAAGAGGAGTGTATTCAACATCCCAAGTCATTTGACCAGTAACTGGATCGGGACCACTAGTCTTAGTAGTCTTAAAGTCTGGACTTTCTTGTTCTAATATATCTTTTATTTTCATATTAATATTGTTCCATTTGATGTGTAATACCAGTACGTTCTCTTCTTGTTTGATGACAATCTACTATAATAGATAAAGAAGAACCAAACTTAGAACCATACTGAGCTAGGTTATATGACTTATCTCTACCAACAAACAGTTGATTTTCTCTTACTGTATCTACTTCGTAGTAATCTTCATGCCACATTAGTATATCTCCTACCTCTGGTACTACTGATACATCTGATAAGTCCTGTCTAATGAAAGCAAATGATGCTTCTCTACTTAAATCAGGTCCAAAGTCATCAGACGTTATTACTTGATCACCTCTAGTTATTAAACAATTTAGTTTTAATGGTTCCCAATAGGATTTATCTAGTGCTTCACCATATAAGTTAGATAAAGTATCTTCTAAGCTCAACTTATAGTATAGAATCTCTTGTTCTACTACATCTTTTAACAGTTCTCTGTTAATATTTACTAGTAAGTCGAAATCTCTATTGCTTCCAAATAACATTATACCTTCTCTATTGTTTTATCTGCTATTTTAACCCCTACTATTGTAGAGTATTTACTCATAGCGTTATTTTTTAATGCTGCGAATGCTTCTGGTCCAGATTTCTGAGATATAAGTTTAACTTTGAACACTTGTCTACCTTTACCTAAGTCGGTAGTTAATGTTACTGTAGTAACTCCGGGTAATGCTCTTACTAATTCGCCTATTTTAGATGTACTATCATCTTTATATACGAACTTTACCATTGCCTCGTAAGTTTTAAACTCTATTTCACTAAGTATCTGTAACAGTTTCATTATCCAATGTATATAGTCATTGGAACATCACCTAAAGTCTTCTTTAAGTTCTCTCCTTCGTTAGCTTTTCTTTCTAATTGTGCTTGTCTTGATGTTTGATCAAGCATTTCCCTTAGGTTAGTTACTAGTTCAGTCTTTTCTGCCCTTGCATCTGTTAATAAGTCGGCTTGATTAAGTGTTGCTTCTGATCCAGGTACTGGTACTGACTGATATTTACCTCTAACATATGCTAATAGCTCTTTTGCTAGTGCTAATGTGTATTTAAACACCCATTGTCTACCTACACTGTTAATTAAAGAGTAAGTTGGGTTCTCATATGGTACATCTGCTACAGTTTTTACTAAACCATCACCGTCTTTATAGACACTATCCCTTTTTTCACTAACTTTATAGTATTCAAACCTTAAATTAGAGGCTTTTTTAGGTATAGGGAAGATTTTTAACTTATTATTAACTAATTCAAAGGTATAAGCTGATCTTCTTATCTGATCATTAAATTCTATTGCCTGTACCTTAAGTATATCGAAAGAAGTAGGCATTAATAGGAAGTTAACCCCCGGACTGAATGATCCGAAGTCAAAAGCATCCATTAATGACTGTACTCCTGTACCTGTACCTGCATATGGGTCGAAATAACGTAGTATTGCTGGTGGTGCTTCATAAAACACACGTCTTATCTCTATTCCAGCTGTTATTCCTTCATTAGTAGCCCATTGATCTAAGTCATACTCTTGTACTGATGAGGTAAGTGCAAGAGAACCGGTATATCTAGTAGTAGTTCCACCTACTTCTGCTTCTGTACCGTAATTCTTTGATATATTTACTACTCGATCTAATGTTGGATCGATTAATTTGTTGTTTGCGCTACTACCAGTGGTAGAGCCTTCTAATGATAGGTAGTTTTCTCTAATTTTATACTGAAATACTTCGTTACCGTATGTGGTTACTGCTTCTTCGAAACAAGCATAGAATGATCCACTATTAAGTTCAACATCCATTAAAGGAAAACCTAATCTTGTACCACAAAAGCCTGCTACTTTGTCAGCATCTGTTTGAAAATCAGTATCAGTATCGTAGAAGCCGAAAGGAGTAGATCCAGTCGTAAAGGTAGAACTACCGTTCCAAGTTACTATATTCGCCATCTATTACAATTTATATATAAATAGCATAAAAAAAAGAGGCCCGAAGGCCTCTCTTAATTTTAATTCTAATAGGTTAATTTATTAGATCTGAGTTAAATCAGAAATAAAGATTTTACCATAGAATTCTGGTCTGATCATCTTCTTAGCGTAACGAGTCATTAAACCTTTTCTTGGAGTGAAGGTTTCTGGATCGTATACTAGAGGTGTCATCATTAATGGTACGTATGGAGCATAAACTGCACCAGTTTCAAGGAATTGACTTCCTCTATATCCCATTAACATTGTGTTCTCAGTCATATAAGGATTCTTGTATACTTTGAATCTGTTCGCTAACGAACCAACTCTCTGTACACCCATGTTAAACTCTTCTGCTGAACCATCAGTGTTAGCTGCATATCCTGGGATACTTTCTAATACTGTAGCAACTGTTGGAGAACAAACTACGAAGTTTGCACCACCTCTTAGAGTTTTTTGGTGAATCTTGTTAGATACTTTCTGAATTTTAGTACCAAGAGTTTGGAACCATTGTCCTTGAGTATTGTAGAAATCAGAAGTTGAAGTAGTCCAGTTTGAACCTCCCCATACTTTGTTGTTTTCTGCACTCCAGTGATCTGTAGTTCTTGCATCTTGAATAAGCATATCTAGGATCTCTAAATCAATTTCCATTGAAATGTATTCGCTTAATAGAGAAGTTAACTCAGCCTCAGCATCAATACTGTGGTATGCGTTAAGATCTTGTGCGAATTCAGGAGTCCATTGTGCCTTTAATTTTCTTGTTTTGGCAACAATCGCCTCAGAAGCTAACTGAACGTCAATTTCTGGTATAGTGATTGATGTATCAACAGCAGCTGTAGAAGATGCTTCAAAGTCTCCTCTGTCGTTATCTACTGGCTGTTTGTGGAATATAACTCCAACTTCTGTAGAGTTAGTCACAAGACCATCTGCTACTACAAATTCTAAGTTACTTCCATTAATTTTAGTATACTGAGCTGAAACAGCTAAATCAGTTGAACCAGTTTGGATTCTAAATGCTCTAATTCCTAGAGTATCGTATCCGCTTAATCCAGCTAATGGTACGCTTACAGTATCAAAGTTTGCTATGTTTACATCAACATCGTAATATACAGATGCTGAAGTTGCATTAGCAACAGTTGCTACTTGAGTAGACCCAGTTGAGTTGATTGAATATCCGAACTGACCAGCTCCGTAAAGACCACCTTCTACGTCAGTATCAGCTGCTAATTTAGAATTAGCTGTAGATACGTTACCGTACATGTTATCTCCGTCACCTCTACCGTTAGTAGCAGTTCCATATTTAAAGTCTAGGTAGAATACAAGACCTGATGGTAAGTTCATTGGCTGAACTGATACAAAGTCTTGAGCTACGATTTGTGCGAAAACTTTTCTAACTAAAGGTAGTGCAACACCTGCCCACGCTTCACCGTCTCCGGCTGTGAATGAACCTCCACCAACGTTAGTAGCGTTTGCTTCAGATACGATCTGCTTAGCTTGGTTTTCAAGAATCATTGCCATATTACCAGCAACTCTTTCATCCTTGATACCTTCTAATAGACCTGAAGCAGACCACTTATCCGCTAATTTAGCAGAGTCGGCTTGCATGCTCTTATAGTTATTTGAGCTTTCAAGTAAATTTTTTACTTCCATGATTAAAATTTAAGTTTTATTAATTATTAAATGATTCCAGCTAATTTCTGCATTCTCTGTGCAGCTTCGGATAATACAATTGCTTCTGGTTTAGTTGCAGTTGTTCCTGTAGCTTTACTTGCCATGCCTTTAGCTTTAGCTTCTGTAACATTTTCTTTTTTAACATCAACGATGTTATCTGAAACTGTTTCAAAAACTAATTTTACTTCTTTTACTGTTTCCGCTTTGTCGAAAGCAGCAATAATGTTTACTTTTTGAGATTCTGATAAGCTGTTAGCTTTGAAGATTTTGTTAACATAAAGAAGTTTAGAATTAAGAATGTTTACTTCGTTTAACTCTGATTTAAGAGTTTCGATAGTTTCCATAGCTTGTTCTAAATCTGACTTATCATCTGTAGATTCTTCATTAACAGTTTTGTTAATGTTAGTACCCTCAGCTGAATGATCAGCAGACTCTTGATTAGCTGTACTGTTACCAGTTACATCTTCTTCAACGGTCTCGTCTTTTTTGTCTTCACCTTCTTCCATCTTCTTGTCGTCGTCCTCATGTTTACCTTCTTCTACTTCTGTAGCTTCTAGTTCTCTAAGTAATTCGTCAAGATCGATTTCTTCTTCTCCTTCAGGAGCGTCCATAGCATCCATGTCTGGTTCAGCGTCAATAGCACCTTCTTCATCTCCCAT